TAACCCGGCGGCGATGGATTGAAGCGGCCTTGGAACTGGCGACGCGTGATCAGGTAGGTTGTCGGGGATATCGCATCCGCTAACGTGTCGGCGGTTTTCCATTGCGCGGCGGTTCTATCGTCGCCGGTTGATGTGGCAGTAATCGCGACGCATGGGCCAATACCGTCAACGTTCGCCCCTTGCGATAGAATGGACGATCCCTGGATCACACCTTCCGAACCGAAGGCCGCAACCCCGTTCGCGTCGATCAACACATGCACGATATTGCACGGATGCGGGATGGCGTTTTGTGGAAGTTCCGCTTCCTTAGTAGGGGGAACACCGTAGGTTGCGACGGGAAAATCCCGGCAAATGTCAGGACCTACCGCGCCAAGATCCTTCGCATCCAGATCAGAGAAAACCTGAACGCCAAGCCAGAAGGCGTCGCCGCCTTCGAACGGCGCACAGAACGATCCCGCCCATGCACCGCGCGCCAATCGATACGCCGCGCGAACGGCTTGCGGGAACGGGGCCGGCGGCATCGTTCCCGGCGCGATATCGTAAAGAACCCGATCATAAAGATCACCGCCGCGACCGATGAACAAGCCAGTGACTTCGCCATCAGTCCAGAAGCGGTCCAATTGCGGACCGGCGGAAGGGGGAGCCGTCGCGCGGTCGATTACATGGCGCGACGTGTCGGACCAAACCAACAGCAATTGGTCGTTGCCAATGTCATGAAGGCCAGCCGGAACCGGGTATTCAATCGCGCCGCTTGGCGCAATATTCGTGTTTGAAACCACTATCGTGTTTAGCGCTACCAGCGGATTCAAACCCCATTCAACGATAATGGCCGGCGTGTTCCCCGGTCCTAAACTTGTGTACTGATCCAGATGAAGCGTATAGGCGCGCGCTTCGCCGGGTATGACCACAAGTTCAAGCGCCGGCGGCAACGGCTGGCCGGTTGAATCAACGTTCTGTGAAGCCGTGATCACACCGTCAATGTCGCGCGCTTCGATTCGGCCACCGGGTGTTCCAGACGGCCAGTTCAGCCCTGGAACACTGGAAGCCCAACGGTTCAAGATATCGCGCGAATACACCGGCGGGACGGCTGGAACGACGCTAGCGTCACCAAATGCAAACGAGTCTAGATGTGCGCCATAGCTTCGCGGAACCGTAACATCTGATGTGTCGAGCTGTTGCGGAACCATCAGGTTAGAAAACGTCACAAAGGGCGGTTCACCGGGTCCACCGTCTGGGTTCGCTCGAACGCGCGGGAATGCATATTCCTGAGCAATCGGAAACTCTGGACCAATCGGAACGCCATCTTCCAACATGACGCCGGACATTCCGCCGGTTGGATAAAACGAATACCCCGTGTTGTTGGCCGGGTTCGTTGGATTCTGGCGGTAAATGATATCCGATGAATTAGGCGCGGTCGTGAGACTACCAACCGCGCCAGCGGAAACCGTCGTACCAGACGCGTCCACATTCCAGAGACAAAGCGTCCGCGTCTGGCCGGTGTCAGTGACAAACGACGCTTGATCACCGTGTTGTTTCACCGCGTCGGTTTCCGTAACGCGGAAGCCGGTTAGGGGGCGGCCGGTTCCGCCGGATACCGTTGGCGTTGGCGTCGCTGGCGGGATCTCTGCATTGTCGCCGCGAACGGTTACGCCGGTTTCCTGGAACACTACGGTTTCTTGGCCCGTGTGTTCGATGGCGATGCTTGCGCCGTCGACTTCAAGCGGTTCGGTTTCACCGTCGCGCTTTTCATATGCGCCGCCCTTGATGGACGCGCAATCTTGCGCTTCCTGGATGCGCGGCGGCTGGATCAGTTCCGTAACCGTTCCTTCATCAACAGCGCCGCCAAGCGGAACAACAACGGGGAATTTCTGAAGGGGCATTAGAACACCCAAAATTCAGCGTTCACCGGATTGGGTCCGGTGAACTGAACACAGATGTATTTGGACCGATCGTAGCGCTGGCCACTGGGACAAAAGAAACTTACACCGGCGTCTTTCATCGCCACATTCCAGCCGCGATAGGGGCGGCCTAACTTGTGGGGGATCAATGTCGCCTTGTCTGGCTGAACTTCGCGTCTGGCCGTCTGGGAGCCGTTAGAAGCGGCTGGCGCGCCGTTCCGGGACGCCGGACCCAACGCGGACTGTTGAAGCGCGTCAAGCCCGTCTTGCGTGCTGTTTTGCGTCCGGTCCGGCTGGCCGCCTTGAAGTCTGTTTAGGCGCGCCATCAGTAGTTCCAGAAATTCGGGTAGTAGGTCGGGAAATAATAGGGGTACGCGCGAACCTGCAAACCGCCCAACACGTCTTGCACCTTTTCAGGAAACTCCGCTTCCCGATCTGGAACGTTGGCCAACAGCCGTTGGGTGATTTGCGCCTTGTGCATGAGCAATTGCGTCGTGTCGGATTCTTCCTTGTCTCGCATCCGCGCGGCTACATCGACCGTTAGATATTCGTCCCAATGGGCGAATCCGGGGATGGCTTGCACATCGACTTCCGATTGAACGTCTTGAAAGCGCGGCGGCAAGGGGATGTACCAAACGCTGATGAAGTCGCCTTTGTCGGTAAGGTCCGGCGGGTTCGGCGTGAAATACAGCCGCTGTTGATGTGACCATGTTGCATCTTGCGGCGTTGGGTTTGGCGCTGGCGCGTTGCCAGCTTGGCCAAGTTCCGCGCCGGGGAACTGATCAGCTAGTTTGTTGATCGCGCCGGCCAACCTGTATTGAAGGTTCAAGCCCTTTTGCCACGTTCCATCAAACGGGCAATTTTTGAACCGTTGGGTGAACGTGTAAGGCCGCAGCAACCAAGGAACGCCATCGCCAAAATGTGCATCAACGCCAAGCAATCGATAGAAGTCCGGCGGCAAGACGGCAAACGTTCCATCTTGCGAATCGCGGACCATGTAACCGTCTGGCGAAGGCACCGGCGGATCTTCTGGCGGTGTCTCCCGAATCCAAGCGCGCCGCATGAAAAATTCATTACCGGCGTTCTGGATGATTAGATCGTAGAGCTCCCCTAACGATTCATTCAGATAAGCGGTTATTTCGCTATCTGTAACGAATTGTGTATTCACCATGTCCGCGCGCTGGCGGCAACGGGTGATCAGGTCAGAGAGCGAAACCTGATTGTACATTTAGGACCTTCGCCGCCTTCGCGACTCATAAGCGGCCATCCCAGCCGGTCATAGAGATCGCGGTGATGATGGCTGGTGTGATGCGCCATGCGGCCAGACCTTGCGGCGCGTTCATGCGGTCCCGGCTTGGCCTTGCGGTCGCTTTCCTTTTCCCTGTGCCACTTGTCAATCAAGGCGCGCTCCGCCATGCCAACCGCTTCGCCGCGACGCCCCTTGTGGTCACTCCAACGCGCCTTCATCCCGCGCTTCATGTCCGACTTCGCCGCGCCAACAGCCATCGCGCGGCGGCCTTTTCGACTTACCTTCATCGTTTCTTCCCGCCCTTCCCAGAGGGCTTTGCCCTCTTGAAATACTCGACTTGGCGCAACCTTTTCAAAGCGGCGTCGCGCGTCTTGTAGGGACCGCCAAGCCGCTTTCCGCCAGTCGCCTTGCCGGATCGTACTTCGTAGCCCATCACTTCCCTAGTCGGCGGCCTTGGCGCTGGCGGCGGAATGGTCGTTGGCGGCGGTATTTGCGGTCCGTAGCTAAACCGAATGTCGCCGGTTTGATCGGTGATCACATCGATTACTAGCGCGCCGTCTTCCGGGATTTCAGCCGGCGGCGCTGGATTGCCGGCGGATGCGTCGCGAAGCGAAACCGTCGCTTGCTTGCCGCCGGTTCCAGGAACTATGCAAATCATCGCCTGAATATCTGGCGCGCCGCCGCCTTGAAGGATGCGCGCGGCCAGATAGCGGATCTCTGTCACACCAGCGAAGTCGAAGGTAACCAACCATTCACCGGGACCTTGATAGGCGAAGTTCATCGCCCCTTCGGTCGTTGTTTCATCTGGCGCGCCGGTTCCGCGCGTAGTGCGCGCGACCGTCCGCGCCATGCCGCGACCGTAACCCCATACACTATTCGATGTGCTCTGAAGCATCAGGCTACCTCTTGTGAATACGTGATCGGCACGGCGGTATTGCGTAGCCAAAGGGTAAGCCATGCAATATCACCGCGCGCCATCGCGCGCGGTTCAGCCGCGCCGCCGCCGGCTGGCGTAAACGTTCGCCGCTGTAGCGTCATTGTGCGCGTTGCTTGATTCCACTGGCACACAAGAACGCCGTCGAATGGTTGCGGCGGCAACGGCGGGTTATACGTCCGTTCCGAATAACCCCAATCGTACCCCTCCAAAATGACTTCGCCGATACAGTCGATCTGAATCGAGAATTCGATCGGAAGGCCGGTAACCGCGTCGTTGATGATGCGAACCACGTTGGACGGCGGCGCGGTTACCTCAAGCACGCCGGAACCGTTTACCTGGAACTTCGCCTTCCATTCGACGCGATCACCGCCAAGCGCTTGAATCGTTGTTTTCCCCGGATAAAGCGGCATCACGCTACCTCTTGTGTGGGTGATTGATCGCCAGACTGAAACGCATGAACGCAGAAATAAACGCGGTCGTTTTCACCGCTGGTATCGTTGTATTCAAGCTGATAGGTATCGGACGCCGTTCCATCGTAGCGAAGGAAGATCGTGAACGTTCGCTCTGAAGCATCGTAACTCCACTGGAACCACTCAATATCTGAAGTCGCAAGGTTGGCATACTGCGGCGAAAAGCTGAACGAAGCACCGGCGATATTCAGAAGTCCGGTTCCAGGTAGCTTCAGGGTGTAGTAAACGGGGCCAGCCGGACCGGCGGCCAGTTCGGCAATCTCGAACCCGCTGATCACGGTGTCCGCCGGTCCAAGTGTCGTGTAGAAATCGAGCGTTCGAATAATCGGCATCAGTCTTCATCCTTCAATTCAGTCGGGAATGAAAAGACGGGTTCTGGCGCGCGGCGGATCACCGGGACAGACGGCGGGTTGTTGAGCGAAGACCAATCAGAACCCAAATCGTAAACGGGTAAATCCGTGTTGTCCGTTGCGCTGGTGTTTTTCTGGAACACTTGGACATTCACGCCGGGGAAAATTGAAACATCGGTAGGAAGGGATCCGATCGATGGATTAAAGCGATAAGCGCCAATGCCGCCGCGCGGGATTGGACGCGGCGCGACCGTTGGCGCGGGTTCATCTGGCAACACAGATTCGGCCGCCAGCAAACACCAAATGCGGACAATCGGCGCAAGCGTAAATTCAAGGGTCGCAACGTCCGGACCAATCGTAGTTCGCCAGCGCGTTACAATGGCGCAAACTTGCGTCTGTAGCGAATAAGGCCGCGTCTTGAAGTCTTCATCAACGCCGGGATAACTTGGACTATACGCCGGCTGAACGCGCGATTGCGAAGGCGACACCGCAAAGGGACCAGCGCCGTATGGCGTCGCCATTCCGCGAACTTCATCGGAAAGGCCAGTGGTTGAAGCCATCGAAGTTAGATTGGCGTCCAACGGTCCTTCATTGAAGTTTTGCGACGGAAGCGGCTGGCCGTATGTAACTTGCGGATGGAACTCTGATAGCGCGCTAGTGGCAAGGCTTGCCGTTGCCCAATAGGTACGCTGAATCGCGCGCTGAACACTGGCGATTTTTTGATTGGCGAAGTTCGCCGCGTTGAAACCAAGCGCGGCCGTCTCAAACTTGTAATCAGGAAGTTCCCAATTCAAACCGACTTCGTAATAGGCATATTGGCCAGCGCCGGACAGTTCGCCGGGGTATCCGGGACAGCTTCCATCGCCGCCAATGGCGGAACACACAACCTGTGCATGGGTGCGGCCTAAGACGGTCTTATCTACCATTTCGAATGGATAGATCTTTGTCTCTGGAAGCTGCGCATTTAGCGGACCGGAAATTGAGCTATCTACTTCCGGCAAAATGGTTTCCGTGTAGGGAAGCCGCCGCGTTCCAGAGCCTTGAACGAACACGCCAACAGAGGTCGCGTTGTATGGCTGGCGAAACGTCTTTTGAAGTCCCGCGCCAAAAGGCGGCCCGCCTTCCGGATAGGGATAGGTCACGGTCAAGGTGGGATCGTTCAGAACCGGCGGAACAAATCCCATATCGCTAGCACCGGGCGCATAGGGAGGACCGGGCTGATCCGGGCCGGGCTGATCCCAAATGGTCGATCCAGGATGGCTAAGCTGAAATGCAGCGACAACGCGGCCGGAACCATGCGCGTGCGGGAAATTCTTATCTGACATGTTCGGCATTGTCGGCTAATGAATAATCAAGGCGTTGCTAGCTGGATTCGAGAGTTCCAACCCGGGGCACTCGAACCAAGCTGTAGATAGTAACCGCATCGTACGGTCACGGAGTCAGCATCATTAGTTCTTAAGAACCTTAGACCGTCAGTCATGAGAATCTTTGGGGCCATTCCAAGCGAATACAGTTTCCAAGTATCCATTTGAAGCATGTACGCAACGCCCGTAGGACAGTTAGGATCTGCAATCACAGAAACCTGTCCGCTTGGCGTGTAAACGCGTACCGAATCAAAGAACACTTCGGCAACATCGCTGGACCGAACAACATCATAAACAACCTTTGAACCAAGCGACTTAATCAACGATTGTCTCCGAAGATCCATCATATCTCTGCCCACCCAAACGGCTGGGATCTCGCCAACGTGCTACCCCGAAGAAATCAGGGTCTGCGGCGGTAGGCGCGGCGGCTGGAAGCCATGCATCCAGACCGGCGGCTTTCTTAGGACCGGCAACGCCAGCGCCTTCCGTGTCGCCAAGCTGGAAGATGAAATCGTTTAGCGCGCCGGGGATCGGTGCATCCGCCTGAACCGTACCCAAGTCACGATCAACCGCGATGATCCCAACAGGACCCGTCAACGGCAAGCCATCCGCGTTAGCAGAGAAAACAATCTGCATTCCCACTTCAAACTCTGTGACGTTTGTCGGGTTTTCAAGCTGGATGGTATCGGCCGCCGGAAGTGCATCAATGACGCCCCGAATACCCGTCTGATTTCGGTAAAGGTTGCCAGCCAGATCCTGGGTAAGCGACCTTAGCGCACCGTCGATTTCAGACGCGGCGGCTTCCATGAATGCATTTGCATTGCCTACCGACGCTTCAAGAGTCTCGTTAGAGATAGAAGCGATCGCGTAGTTCTTTACGCGGGTAAGGACGTAATCGGTGTAGTTACCGGGCGTCTGGTTATTGTTCGCATCTGAGAAGGTCGCGGACCTTCCCTGTGGAACTCCGAACTGAACCGGGATCGGAAGGTTCTTACCGCCAAAATATTCGTACTTGGGTACGGCGGCGAGAAAGGGGTTATTGCGGTACACCAAATTCTTCACACGAAGATCGGTGTAATGCTGCTTTAGTGCAGCCTCGAACGAATCCATATTTAGCGCGGTCATGACCTATCCCCTATGTCCACTTGAGAATTGACGCGGCTTCCGCCAACGATGCTTCGCGCGACATGTTTGGATCCTGTCGGACTCGCTTCGTTTCGGCCGTCTGCATTTCATTCGTCAAGGTGGATCTGTGTTTGACTGGCGCTGGCGGTGCGATTGGCACGCCAGCGCCTTTCATCTTTTCTTCTATAAGCGCGCGGGTTGCGTCGCTTTCTAGAAGTCTGTCAATTTGGGCGGACAAATGGCCTTCGACTTTACGCGCGGCTTCAGCTTCACTAATGATCTGTCCGGTTGTCTGATGATGATGCGTCATTACCTGCCACACTTGATCCGCTGATCCGGTTGCCCGTACCAGCGGCGTATCTTCCGCCGTTTCGACGTACTTATGCACTTCGGAACGGGCTTCAGATAGGGCGGCTTGCATCCTTGCTTGTTCATATCCGACACCGGATCAGCGCCTTCTGAAAGACGCTGTGAAATGTCTTCGCGCTTGATGCCGCTACGTTCCAGGAAACCCACTGGATCGGCTTGCGCTAGCTGTTGAAGCGCCTTGCTCTGGCGGACAACGGCTTCATGTTCGATGTTTGATTGCCGCGCTTCGCGCGTCGCCTTTTCCTGTTGCATCAAGGCGCGCAAGGCTTCAGCCGCGCGCGGTGCTTCAGTGGCGTCCGGGATAGCCGGCGTTTCGGTTGCGGCCGCTTCGCTCTGGCCTTCTGTCGTTGTTGTTTCCTCTGACATGTTGTTCCTTGCTTAGACTGGCATTACGCCATCATTCGCGCCTATTGCTGTTGGCGGCGCGCCACCCATTCCCGGCGCTGGCGGCGCGTCCGGGTTCATCATTCCGGCGGCGTTATCATCAGATGCGTTTGCGCTAGATATTCGCGCATCAACGCAAGCCGATCTTGTGCCACGTTGTTTTGTTCAGCCTTCATCAACGCCGCTTGAACCTTTTTCAGCGCAAGCTGATGATCGGCGTAGGGTTCCGGCGCGACATACACGCCTTCATCAATCATCAATTCAATATTGCGATCAATGAGCGTTGAAGCGGCGCGATCAAGCGATAGCTTCGCTTCAAGATCCGGGAAGTCCAAAAGGTCTTTGGCTTCATCCCCAGCCGTCCTGATGGCGTCGCGGGTAGGCTGGATGTGGGATGAACTTTCAAAACAAACGAGTCTTCATCCATATCGACCGAACCCCAATCAATCACATCGATTGAATTCGAGTCCTTCGACACAACGACTTCGTGTCTGTTGTCTTCGGCGTAAATGTCTTTGCCAATGCCTACGACTTGCCGCGCCGCTTCCATGAACATTTCTTCGTACTGTCGAGAAACGGTTGTGAAGCGTAGGGATTCAACGTCTTGATATTCGCGAAGCGCCGCGCCGGAATTCAGTCCGGCCGGCTTCATCGAAGTAAATGGTCGAAGATTTCGCGGTTCAGACTGGGCGGCGTGACTTGAACCGGAACATTTCCGCTGTAAGGAATGATGGTTCCGATTTCATTATTGAAGAACGATTTCCGTATCTTAGAACCGTTTTCAACGTAGATTCTGGGAACCGACATAAGGTGAAATGCGCGCTGGATCTTCAACAGTAGTTTGTTGATCTCAACCTGCATTCCTTGGATTTCACCGGCGACGCCTTCGCCCCAAAATCCCAGCATTGGATCGGTCCAACGAAGGAAAATAAACGGGAAAGATCCTTTGTCCCAATCATCATCTTGAAGCGTTGCATTGCTTATGCAGATCACATGACGGCCGTCTGTCGCGCCGCGTCCGCTTGGCAAATGCCACGCTTCCAGAACTTCGATCTGATCTACCAGCGCGGTTGCGGTGAAGTCTTCGGCGTTCGTTGTCCGCGTGGCGTTGCGGATCTCGTTTTCATGATCGGGGAACAAGCGCATAAGCACTTGCCGATCAATGAACTTTCGCTGATAGAAATTGCGCGGCTGGCCGTAGAAACCATCCGCCGGATCACAAACAGCTCGCCGGGGAACACCCGTTCAAACTGAACTTCGCGGCCTTTGCGGTAGACCTTCAAACAGCCGGTTCCAAGAACGGCGGCGTCCAATAGGATCTTAGGCGCAAGCTGATACAAGCCGCCTTGATAGAAGGCTTGATCCGTAAACTGTTCAAGCAACCGCGCGCGCCGCTGAAGACTCCAATTTCCGCCATGGGTTAGGAATCGCGGCTTCGGCCGTTGTCGCGATAGGCGCGACACGGCCGTATCGCAAACCGACTTGATCACATTCATTGTGACTCTGGCGCGGTCTACCACTTGATTGTGGGTAAATGGCGTATAACCCCACATACCGGAATTGCCGTAAAGCCGGACATACCGCAAAAGGGATTCGCGGCGCAGCACATCACTAGCTTCAATGACGCGGAAGGCTTGGACTAGATCATCATAGGGTTGATCTTGGGTCCACCATTGAAGCGCGGCGTATGGTTCAGCTTGCATTTATGCGGAATAGTATAGCACTTCGTCTTCGTCTTCATCTTCGGAGACTTCCTGAGTAGAACCCTGGAAGCTATCGCCAGTAATATCCATAGCGATTTCCCCGATCTTGAATTGAGTAACGCCTAAGAATTTCAGACGCTTTACTAGGTCTATCAGTTCATCAACCGTCTTTATGTCGATCATGGGCCATCTTCCATCCAGGTTGAAACCGTTGGTTCATCTTCATCCCACCATTCGGCGTTCAGTTCGCGTTCAAGGTGATCTTCCTGTTCCTGTTCCATCTTGTCTTCGATGGCGCGGTAGTAGGCCGCTGAACCGCGCTTAGGTGCTTCTGGGATGATTTCATCGCGCCAGTATTGGTGACAGAAACGCCAAGCGTAAAGGTACGCATCCGCCAAATGGTCTTCGCATCGTTCATGCGGCGCAAGCCGGTGATCATCCCACTGAAGCGCGTGTAGTTCATCCAGTAACGCGCCGTTGTATTCTTCCAGGATGGACGCGACGCCGGTTGTCATGTCGCCTGCCAACAGTTCGATGTAAGCGCGCTTTTCTCGCTTTTCAGCGGACTTGATCTTGAGACTCCAACGCTCTGTCATTTCAGCGACGTAGGCTTTTCCAAGGCCGCCGGCGTCCGCAACGATGGTTTCAAAGCGGAACTGGCTATCTAGATCAGAGACGATTTGCGCCACATCAGAAGGCAATAGCTTTGTTTTCTTGAAGGACTCAAGAACGTAAAGGCGGCCGGTTGCAGTGCTGTACCCACACACAACAAACGCGGTCGAATCGATGTAACCCAGATCCAAACCCAACACATATTCCAGGTCCTCTGTCGGCGGGATTTCATCAATCACCGGGATCTTTGGATAGATCAGGCTCGAACTGTCTCGGATCCACTGGCCTTTGTATTCGCGAAGGTACGTTGGATGCGATTCGCTCCAACCGTACCGGCGGCAACGTTCTTGAAGCCACTTGGCCGCGTTCGGTATGTGTGGATTGTCCAGCAAGGTCCAGTGATGCACGCTCCACGCGCTAGCGTCTTGCGTCGCGTCATAGAAGAACCCGCGACAGATTTGATTCGGCGTTCCGGCCAGAACGATCGAACCATCGTAATCAAGCACGGCCGGTTCAAGAACGTCTGACACACTTCGGACCGCGAAGGCGCTGGATTTCTTCCTCTGTTGACGCGCCAGTAAGGAAGATGGAAGACCCATTAGGAAGGGTGCAAGACAGTTCCGAAGCGTTGAAGCGCAAGCCAAGTTCGTTGCGTCGATCTAGTTCCTGGAACACCGGCCAAACAATACGCTTGGCCTGTTGCCGGGTAATCGAGATCACCGGGATCAAACAACCTTCATGTTTGAAAGCGGTGTCGAGCGCTAGAACCTTCCGGAAGTCCAGACTTGACCGGCGTCTTGCGCGTTCGCTTGCTTCGGCCAGTATCCTTCTGGCCTTCCGCTGATCCATCGTATCGGATCCAGATTGCTCGACTGTACGGGATGGCGATTGTTTCCCGTTCGGCTTCGATAAAGATCGACGTTTCATCAGTCGAGATCCTTAGCTTCTCTGTCGCCTTGAAGCGCTTGGAAGTGCGCGCCGCGCCGCGACTTGGATCAGGAGTGTAGTGTTCAAATTGCACATCAGTGATCGGTCTTCGCTTCATGATGCCAGTCCGCCGGTAATGATGAAAACAGGTAGTAGGGGTTATAGATGAACCCGCGTTTCTTAGGGTTCAACGCATCCCATGACTGTGTCATGTGCGTAGTGAACCTAAAGCGCGGCTGTTCATGGCGCTCGACTTCGCCTAATAGGGTGTTCATCAACCCATTCCGGCGGAGTGAATTCTTGATGTAGATGTAATGCAGGATCAGGATCTCTGGCTGGCGTTCAATCAAGGTCCAGCCGATGATCTGATCAGGATCTTCCGGGTTACACAGAACCAACAGCAGCCCGCGCGGAATGATGGCTTCCAGGATCTTATGATGTTGCTGGTAGTAGATATCGTTTGGAACGGATTGGCTAAACGCACCGTTGGCGCGAAACGACTTCAGCCACGAATTCGTGACGAATGGGATATCTGATGGCCGGCCTTCGCGGATCTGGACTACCTCTGTAGTCATAGCCAACCCTTGACCTGTTCCAGAAGCGTCCGGACTTCCTTTTGCAGTTCCTTGATCTTCGCTTCATGCGCGCGAACTTCGCGCATGATTCGATTGATCTCGAAGGTGATTTGTTCGGCGCGGTGCGTCGGACTCTGGCGCGGCGGTTGCGGTAGATTCATGGGCTTGGACTTTCCAGCATGTGCCATTGATGGAAGCGCTGGCGGTTGCGCAAGACCATGTGTGGATCGGCTTCAACCGGCCAATCATCCGCCAACACGTATTCAAATCCGATCTGTTGTTCAATGGTCGTTCGC